ATAAATTAATCTTAAAATTATTACCAAAAATCAAATCATAGTGGAAGGATTTTGGACAAATAAAGAAATTGAATCAAGGACAAGACCTGACGGTAAGTCTGTCAGTTGTATTTCTTGTGGCTTGTCAAAAGACTGTAAAAGTCCTAAGATGCAACCGTTTGGTAACTTTAAGAAGAAAATACTTAACATAGGAGAAGCTCCAGGTGAAGTAGAAGATAGACGTGGAAAACCATTTCAGGGCAAAACTGGACAATTATTGCAACGAACGTATGAGAAACTTGGAGTGAATTTATTTGAAGATTGTTTAAATTTAAACGCTGTAAATTGTCGTCCAATAGATAATGATAATAATCGTGCTCCCACAAACTATGAAATGGATTGTTGCAGACGCATTGTTCTTCAGACAATTGATAAATACAAACCAAAGGTAATTATATTACTGGGCAACGCTGCGGTCTATTCCCTGATTGGACACAGGTGGAAGAAAGACTTGGGCGGGATAACAAAGTGGAGAGGTTGGGCAATTCCAGACCAGGACATTCTGGCTTGGCTTTGTCCTACCTTTCACCCCAGTTACGTAGAACGTTCAGATAACGGTCCAGAGCAAACTGTATGGATACAGGACTTAAAACAAGCGTTTGCAATGTTAAATCAACCGTTTTTAAAGCATGTAGAGCCACGTGTGGATATAATAGAGGACTTGTATATGCTTAACAATATAACTAACGTAGAAGTAGCGTTTGATTACGAAACAACCGGTATTAAGCCTCATGGGGAAGGACATCGTATTGTTTGTTGTGCAGTTGCTCCATCAGAAAATCACGCTTATGTATTTATGATGCCTAAGACAAGAGAAGAGAGGAAACCTTTTATTAACTTGCTTTTAGAGAAAAGGATTGGTAAGATCGCTCAGAATATGAAATTTGAACATGCATGGAGTTTGGTCCGTTTAAAAACAGAAGTGCAGAATTGGGTATGGGATACAATGCTGGCAAGTCATATACTGGATAATAGGCCTGGTATAACAAGTTTACAATTCCAGGTTTACGTGCAATTTGGAGTAATAGACTATAAAGATGAAACTGAACCTTACTTAAAAGCAGTTGATAATAATAGTGCAAACTCAATGAATAGAATTATGGATCTTGTAAATAAGCCAGGTGGAAAAGAAATGCTTATGAAGAGATGTGCTTTAGATGCGGTGTATGAATTTCGTTTGGCAGAAATGCAAAGACAAAATATATTACCTTTTTAAAACATTAATCAAATGAAATTTATCTACATAATTTTACTTCCAACTGCATTGTTCATATTGTTTTTTATTGGACTTGCTTATCTCGTAGGTTTCTACAGATACAGACGTTACAAGCATGACATTGAATTAATTGAATTCTGTATAAAATATTGTGCAATAACAGAAGGAAATTATAAAGTCATAATCACTTTATTTAATAAAATTGAAAAACATAATACAGACCAAGAACGAACTGTAATAGAATGGCATAAATTTGAAGAAAAATATATAAACTTCTCTGAAGAAAAAGAGAAGATTCCTATTTTTGAACCTACGTCAAACTAAAACTAATCAAAATGAAAATTATTTTAATGGCATTTGTTGGACTTTGTATCATTGTACTTCTTATTGGTCTTGCAAAGATGCTTAGTCAAAAGAAAAAGAAATAGTATTAACCAAATCTATTAATCATGCAAAAAATGAGTATTCTAACTTTTTTGTTATCACTATCGTCTATTTGCTTTGCTCCTAATATAAATACTACATTTATACCTATAGAAAGCCAAATAAACGTGTTTAAGCCACTTTTACATGCAGTAAGGTATGTAGAGTCACGTGGAGACAACTTAGCTTTAAATATAACAGAACAAGCTGTAGGAGCATTTCAAATTCGGCAATGCAGAATTGAGCATTTTAATAAACTTGCTGGTAAAAATTACAAATTGCAGGATATGTTTGACTATGATAAAGCAAAAGAAGTATTTCTATTCTTTGCTGGAAGGCTAAAAGATCCTGAACTTATTGCAAAAAAATGGAATGGTTCCGGACCTATGACAGAATTATATTGGAATAAAGTAAAACAATTATTATGATAACTAAAAGTCCTTATGACAGAGACAAAACATTCAGTTATAGAGCATCCTTTGGATCTATAATAGGAATAGTATTAATTGTCTTATTCCTTAAAATTTTACAATGCAGTAAGGAAAAAGACTGTTACGTCTGTACAATTAAAACCACATGGATTTATGGAACACATACAGTGACTGCTATCAAAGACGAACCTTTTTGTGATGTATCAAAGCAGTTTATAGGAGACTTTGAACATTTTAATACTTACTCTGACACTTCATCAAAAATGATTCAAACTTGTAAATGCAGATAATATGAACGTTAATCCACGTACATACGAAGCTTATCAATTACTCCATGATGGTACACTTGCTCTTACAAGGGCAGAACAGCAAGGTATCAGAGTTGATCTAGAATACATTACAAATCAAAAAGCACATCTCACTAATAAAATTGAAAGACTCGAACGTCAGTTCAAAGAAACCAACCTATTTAAACACTGGGAACATTCACAGAAAGGAAAGGTAAATATTCACAGTAATTCACAACTTGCTCACTTTCTCTATGATGTAAAGAAACTAAAGAAAGATAAAGAAACAGAATCAGGTCAAGGTTCAACAGACGATGATAGCTTAAAAGGGCTTGGAATACCTGAGTTAAATAACTTGCTTGATATACGCAAATTAAAGAAGGTAAGAGATACATATTTAGATGCATTTGCGAGGGAACAAGTAAATGGTTATATACATCCTTTCTTTAATTTGCACTTAGTTAGAACCTTTAGAAGTTCAAGTGATTCACCTAACTTCCAAAATATTCCAAAAAGAGATGAGGAAGCAATGAAGATAGTTCGACGAGCATTATATCCACGTCCCGGACATCAGTTAGTAGAGGTAGACTTTTCTGGGTTGGAAGTAAGGATAGCAGCATGTTATAACAAAGATACAAACTTACTCAAATACATAAAAGATCCAAAGAGTGATATGCATCGTGATATGGCACAGCAGATCTTTTTACTTGATAAGTATGATAAGGAGAAACATTATGTCTTAAGGCAAGCTGCAAAGAATGGTTTTGTATTTCCTGAGTTCTATGGAGATTACTATATAAATTGTGCAACAAATATGGCGTGCGGTTGGGGAAAATTACCCCAAGGTACTTGGAATGCTGGACAAGGTATTCTAATAGGAGATAATAATACATTAGGTATGCATTTAATTTCAAACGGTATAACCTCCCTCAATAAGTTTGAAAAACATGTTAAAGAAATTGAAAAAGACTTCTGGGAAAACAGATTTCCAGAATATGCTGAATGGAAAGATCGTTGGTATAATACATATAAGAAATATGGTTACATTGATTTGTTAACTGGATTTCGATGCAGCGGAGTAATGAGTAGAAATGAAGTAATTAATACTCCAGTACAAGGTGCTGCTTTCCATTGTTTACTATGGAGTTTTATTGAGATGGATAAAACAATTTCTGGACATAAATGGGATAGTAAATTAATAGGTCAAATACACGATAGTATGATACTGGATGTCAATCCTGATGAGTTAAATGTAATAACATCCTATATGAGAAAAATAACCTGTGAAGATTTACCTAAAGCCTGGTCGTGGATTATTGTGCCAATGGATATAGAGATTGAGGCTTGTCCCGTAGATGGTTCATGGGCTGAAAAGGAGAAAGTTATAATTCAATAATTTTTTGTATAATATATAAAATAAGTAATAATGAGTTTATATTTAAAATACCGCCCTGCTAATTTAGATGAAATGAGAGGGAACTCTCAAGTAATCACTGCTTTGAAAGGAATGTTGAGCAACTTAGAAACTTGTCCTCATTCCTTTCTTTTACATGGACCTACTGGATGTGGTAAAACTACAATAGGTCGAATCATTGCAATTATGCTTGGTTGTAAAGGATACGATTTAAGAGAAATAAACTCTGCAGATTTCCGTGGAATAGACACAATAAGAGATCTAATAAAGAGTAGTCAGTTTATGGCTATGGAAAGCAGTTGTATGGTTTGGTTGGTAGACGAAGTACATAAGATGACAAACGATGCACAGAACGCTTTATTAAAAATATTGGAAGATACTCCAAAGCATGTTTACTTTATTCTCTGTACAACTGAACCACAGAAATTACTTGCTACAATAAAGGGACGTTGCAGTCAGTTTCAACTCCTTCCAATTGATGAAACAGAAATGCGGATTCTACTTAAAAGAATTGCACGTAGAGAAAGTACATCTCTTGATGAAGCAGTATTAAATCAAATTGTAAATAGTGCCAAAGGACTCCCAAGAAACGCTTTGCAAATATTGGAACAAGTACTGAACGTTGTACCAGAACAAAGAATGGAAGCGGCAAAGAAGGCAGAAGCAGAGGTAATTCAATCTATAGAACTTTGCAGAGCACTGATTAAAAGAGCATCTTGGTCTACAGTTGCTACAATACTTTCAGGACTAAAGGATCAAGAAGCAGAAGGAATAAGAAGAGCAGTCCTTGGATATTGTCAAGCAATTCTATTAAATGGAAAAGATGAACCTTTATGTGGATTAATCATGGAAGAATTTATGAGTCCATTTTATGACAGTGGCTTTCCACAACTTGTTTATGCAGCATATAGTGTTACTAAAAATAAATGATATGACTAGAACTGATCTTAGAATTAAATATAAAAAGAACACTGGTTTAAGAGCTCCAGATTTGAATCCATCAGATGTTGCATTATATGAAGATTCTGCTTGGATGTATAGAGATACACGTAATTATGCAAAATGGTTAGAAGATGAAATAGTGAAACTTGCAAATCTAAAGAACAGATTATTACCTTGGGAAAAACTTGATGTAAATCCAAAACTAATACACAAATAATATGAACTACGAAGCAGACATAAGAATTGATGAAGATGCATTAGATGTAGAATGGGTAGAACAACCTGCTTTATTTCTAAAATATTCAAGACATTCTGCACAAAAGGAAAAGGAAAAGGACGAAGCCAAAGAACAACTTGAATTAGTCAAAGCGGAAATAGATAAAGAAATAAGATCTTTTCCTGATCGTTTTGGAATAGAGAAGATTACAGATAAGGTTGTAGAAAATACTATTTTATTGCAGCCAGATTATAAAGAAGCCAGCGATGCATATATTCAAGCCAAGTTTGAATGGAATACAGCAAAAGGAGCAACTGATGCCTTTAATCAACGTAAAGAAGCACTTGAGAACCTTGCGCGACTAAATGGACAAAACTATTTTGCAGGACCTAAGACACCAAGAAATATACATGAACAGAGAGAACTTTTTCAACAAAAGATGAATAAACAAATTGGAGTAACTATGAGGAGGTCAAAATGAACGATTTCTTGAGAGGTGTAATTATTGGATTAGGTATTGTTTTTGGTGTCTATTTTTTTAGTAGATTACAAATGCAGGCATGGTTTCATGAATTTAATAAACAATTAGATAAAAAACTTAAAGATAAATTTAACAAATTAAAAAACGAAAAAGATGAAGAAGGAAAAGAGTAATTTTAGAGGTAAAATTGCAAGTAGTTATAAAAGACAGAAAGAATCCAGAGGAAACTTTGGTTACTTGAATTTACCAAAAGGAATTGAAATGTTTAAAATTCCAGAAGATGTAAGAAATTTTCAACTTGATTTCTTACCTTATAAAGTAACAAATGAGAGACATTTAGATAGAAATGTTGAAGAACAATTAGCTTTACCTGGATCACTATGGTACAGAAGTCCTATTAAAGTTCATAGGAATGTTGGTGCTGATAATGAATCAGTTATTTGTCCAACTACTATTGGTAAGAAATGTCCAATATGTGAATACAGAGTTAAAAGAATTAAAGAAGGTGCAGACAAGGAAGAATTCAAATTACTTTACCCACAAGAAAGAAGTATATATCCTGTGATACCTCTAGAAAAAGGATTTGAACAAGTTCCAATGCCATGGGATATGAGTGATTTTCTTTTTCAAGAAACATTGATGGAGGAACTACAAGAAAATGAAGAATTTGAAGATTTCTTTACACTTGATAATGGTAAAACTGTCTCTTTACGTCTAAGGTGGAAAGAGATAAGTAAAAATAAATATCCTGAAGTAGTCAGTATTGATTTCCAAGAGAGGGAACCTTATGATGAATCAGTCCTACAGGATATACCTAATCTTGATACTTTAATTAAAATTCTTCCTTACGAAGAGATATTTGCAAAGTTCTTTAATGAAGAAATTTCAGATGATAAATTGGAAGATGTAAAGGGTGAACCTGAAACGGAAACACCTGAAAGAACAAAGCGTTATCATAAAGTTCAGGAAGAACAAGGAGATAAGGAACCTGAAGAAGAAAAGGTTGAAAGGAAAAGTTACAGTAGAGTAACACGTAAAGAACCTGAAGCAGAGAAAGAAGTAAAAACAGTTAGTCGTACAAGAACACGTGAAACAGAAAAGGAAGATAAGTGTCCACATGGTCTTAAGTTTGGTGTAGATACAGATACTTCCAAGGTTTGTGAAAAGTGTGAAGTCTGGGATCCTTGTGATGAAGAAAAAGAAAAGAGTAAAAAGTAAGTAATATGGGGGATATACTTAATCTACAAAAGAAACGAACAGGTTACAAATTAATTGGTATGTCTGTTCATCTTGACGTTCACCATTATCTAACTCTCTATTCACTTGCAAAGGGAATTGCTAAAGCAAAGTTACTAAAGAACATGTTGGATGAATGGATTAGATGTCAAAAAGTAAAGGACGAAGATGTTAAATTGCTAAGAGAAATTGCACAAAGGGCAATGATTCAATGGAAAGCAGCAAAGACAAATGGCATTAATAGACCTCTAACTGAATTCAAAGAGATACTCAGTAAGGAATTACTGAAAAAAAGACTTACTGAAGGAGAGATAAAGCATATTCTAAACGAAATGAGATAGTAATGGAACGAATAAGAAAACTATTAAGTCAACAAGTACAGCAAAAGGTAAATAAAGTAAAAGAAGAAAAAGAAGAATTTGATGGAAACTTTGGAAAAATTATCAGTAGTGGATCGACGTTATTCGATCTTGCCATTAGCGGGGGCAGAACCAGAGGAGGTGGTATTCCAGGGGGAATTCTGGTTGAAGTATTCGGTCCAAGTGGCAGCGGGAAAACAGTTTTCCTTAGCGAAGTTGCAGGAGGTGTGCAAAGAGAAGGTGGAGAAATTATGTTCCATGATCCCGAAGCAAGATTAAACCCAACATTTGCTAAGTTGTTTGGGATGGAATTACAAGAGAAAGATCATCACAAACCAGACAAAGTTCCAGAAGTATTTAGTGCTGTACGCAAATGGGAACCAGAGAACATGAAAGTTATAAATGGCATATTTGCTGATTCACTTGCTGCACTTTCTACGACAACTGAAATGGATAATGAGGATGGTGATAAAATGGGAATGCGTAGAGCAAAGGAGTTCAGTGAGGAATTGCGCAAGACTTGTCGTATTATTAAGCAGAATAATTATTTAATGGTCTGTAGTAATCAAATACGACAGAACTTAGATGCTGGTCCATACGGACAGAAGTATGTGACACCTGGCGGGGAAAGTATTGGATTTTATTCTAGTTTAAGATTACGTTTTGCAAAACCTGAGAAGATTAAACTTAAACGTAAAATTGCAGGTAAAGAAGAGAGTAGGGTTATTGGAGTAGAAGTACTGGCAGAAGTATATAAATCTTCTATTTGGAAACCATTTCATACTGCTCCTATTACTATTTTGTTTGACTATGGAATAGATGATATTCGTCAGAACCTACAGTTTATGAAGGAAAAGACGGGGAGTTCTGTCTACATATTTGAGAATAGTACATTGTCCAAATCACTTGAGGAATCAATTCAAATAATTGAACAGGATGGATTAGAACAGAGATTAAAAAAGGAAGTAATTGATTTATGGGAAGAAATAGAAATTAAATTTGAACAAGAACGAAAACCAAAAAGATGAAATATTTATTAGTTATTCTTGGGTCAATAACCCTTGTTGCAATTATAGCAATAGTAATGGCATTCCCAGTGAAATGGTTATGGAACTGGCTTATGCCTACAATATTTGGACTGATAAAAATTAATGTGTGGCAAGTTTTCGGATTAAATTTATTAAGTGGATTACTTTTAAAATCAACCTACACCAATTCAAATAAATAATGAAAGCAGGAGATATTGTTATGATATTTGGAAATCCAATTAAATTGGAACATCCTATTGGACAAGCAAGATTAGTTTCATTATTGTCTTCACATCCAACTAATCTGGAATATTGGGAAGTGGAATATTTAGATTCCCCTGAACATCGTTATCAAGCACTTATTAAAAAAGACAATGGAAAGAACAAAAAGACCTGAGTTTACTATACTTACCAATGATCCCAGTTTTAGAGCTTGGGGATGGGCAATATTGAATAATAAAAATGAAGTTATTACTTCTGGATGTATTAAGACTGAACCTGAGCAAAAGAAACGTCGCATACGAACTTCAGATGATCGTTATCGTAGAACTGTAGAAATTGTCCAACGTTTACAGGACTTAATAAAAATGCATAATGTAAACTATATTCTAAGTGAAGCACCTCATGGAAGTCAGAATGCAAGTGCTGCTGTAATGATTGGCATTGTAACAGGAATTACTACCACTATTTCAGAATGTATGAATGTTCCAATAGAATATTATTCAGAACAGGATGCAAAGAAAATGGTATTAGGCAAGAAGGCAGCAACCAAAGATGATATGGTTAAAGCAATTCATAAGTTATACCCAGACTTGGTTTGGAGAAATATAAAATATATTGACGAAGCAATAGCAGATGCTCTGGCCATTCATTATGTAGCAACAAAACAGTCACAATTACTTAAAATGATGAGACAATGAGAATAATAGCAAATAAAATTCTTACTCGTTCTCAATATGAAGATTCAAGAGTAAGTCAAGAAGTACTTGAAGGATTTATAAAAATGGATTTAGCAAGTGATATTGCTAAAGAACTCTATACAAAAAAAGAACTGTTTTCTGCACAATCACGTGGCAGAGATTTTGAATATACAATAGAAGCCTTTGTGTTTAGTCCTGATACATATAAAGCCATTATGATTCAATTGAGAGGACTTCTTTCTGAAGGAGAATATCTAAGGGTACGAAACATTCTTATAAATCAAATATGATAAATAAATTATGAGTACAACAACTGATTATTTTAATAAAGTTGAATTGATCTATCTAATAGCAGACATGGATATTTCAAATGTTCTGCCTTTAGTCAATCAATGGTTAGATGTAAGAAAAGAATTTGCTATAAGATATCTAAATAGTAAAGATGAAGAACCTATTCACTTAGAATGTATATCAAGCATAGAAATGTGCAATAATAATATTAAGAAATTATTAGGAATATTATGATAAAATCACTTAAAAATAGGAAAATGATCTACATACAGAAATTCATAAAGACAGAAGATGACCTTCCAAAAGAAGAAGGAGAATATCTTTGTCATCATAAAAGTACCGAGACAAGTGATGAGTTTGCGTATGAGTATTCATCTGAATCAGAATATATTAGATTTCATTGGATATTAACCATTGACTGGTACTTCCTCCCCGTAGAGTTGCCAACAGACGTAGAAATACTTTTACAATCAAGTGATAATAAAATATATGTTAATGATGATCAAAGAATTGGTTATCAAAAGGGAATGAAGTCATTACGTGATAAACTTATGGGCAAATGATAAAATCTCTTAAAATACAAAACTTTCAATCACATGCTATAACTAATATGGAATTTGCGTCTGGAGTCAATGTTATTATTGGTTCATCAGATTCAGGAAAGTCAGCAATTATCAGAACTTTGCGCTGGGTTGTTTGGAATAGACCTAGTGGAGATGCCTTACAATCTACGTGGGGAGGACAAACTTCTGTTGAACTTGAAATTGAAGAAGGGATTATTGTCAGAATTAAAGATAAGAAAGATTACTATAAACTATATGGAGGATCGGATGCCGACTTGGATTTTAAAGCTATTGGTACTGGAGTTCCGGAAGAAGTCAGTCGGATTCTTAATATCAACGAAATCAATCTCCAATATCAACTTGACTCCCCATTCCTGTTAAGCAATACTCCTGGTGAGGTAGCAACTCATTTTAATAAGGTTGCAAGGCTTGATAAGATTGATCAAGGTACAAGTAATGTTAATAGTTGGGTAAGAGAATTAGAAACAACAATAGGGCATGAAGCAACAAAAGATAAACCGGCAACAGGTCTTATTAAACAAATACAGGATTTAGAAGAACAATTAAAAGCATTTGATTATCTCGACAAGATGGAGGTAGAGGTAGAGGTGTTGGAGGAATTAGATAAGCAATATACTACTCTCATCCAAAGAGAAGCAAAATTGGAAAATCTTGTAGTTAATATAAAAGACAATAGAGCAGAAATAAGAGAACTTGAGCCATTACTTGCATTGGAAGAACAGGTTGATAAATTAATTTGGCAAGATGGACAACGACAGGATATACAATGGAACAGGGATAATTTAGATACCTTACTTGAACATATACGGGAAGATACTATTGATTTAAAGAATCTAAAATGGGTAATGTCATTTGAAACATCTGTAAATAACTTGTTACAATTACAGGAGGAATTAAATATAGCAGTAGAACGTAAAAGAAGTGTATTTAAACTACTTTCTAATATAAACAGTATAACTACTACACTTAGGGTAGACAATGCTTCTATTAATGCTATGCAAGCAAAATTCGATAAGGAAATGGGTTCAGTTTGCAAACTTTGTGGACAACCAATAAAAATAAAATATATACCTTCTCGATTACATGAAGATGATGAAGTAGGACATATAAAAACATAAATGATATGGCAATATTATTATCAAATGATTTAGCATGGAAATTTATACATGCACTTGGTCTAAACGATCAGTTTATAGGATCTGTTACTATTACAATGAATCCCAATGATGTTGTTAAAGTTCATGTAACACATTTTATGACAGAAGAACAGTCAGAAAAAATTCTTGAATTGGTAAAACATTATTATTTAGTAGAAATACCAGAACCACCTGTATTTCCACCTGACAGAGAAAGTAAAAAAGGATTTTAATGGAAAGAACAAGAAATATAAAGAAACCTGATCTAATTCTGACAGCTGATTGGCATCTGCGAGAGGATACCCCTGTCTGTTGGATAGGAGACTTTGACGAAGAGCAATGGAATAGTGTATTATTTGTAAATCGTTTACAGGCACAATATGATTGTCCTGTTATTCATGCTGGAGACTTATTTAACCATTGGAAGCCTTCACCTTACTTACTAACAAGAACTATTAAGTATTTACCAAAGAGATTTTATACAATCTACGGACAACATGATTTACCTCAGCATAATCTTGATTTAGCAATTAAAAGTGGAATTAATACCTTAGAACAAGCAGGAGTATTAAAAATAATGGCAGGATGTCACTTTGGGCAAGAACCCCCAAAAGAGCCTAATAATTGGACATTATTACCAATGATAGGATCTAAACCAATATCAATTCTTGTCTGGCATCACCTAACATATATTACTCCACCATTCCCAGGAGCAACAGGTGGTAATGCAATAAGTATATTAATGAAATATTCACAATTTGATTTAATAGTGACAGGAGACAATCATCAGTCATTTTCAACAGGAAGTAATATTGCTAATATATTAGTTAATCCTGGTAGCCTTACACGACAAACAGCAGATCAGATAGATTTTCAACCACGTGTGGCTTTATGGTATGCAGAAGATAATAAAATAGTTTGGATAAATATACCAATAGCAAAGGATGTAATCAGTCGTGAACATATTGAAAAGGTAGAGCAACGGGATGCAAGGATAGATGCTTTCGTAAGCTCTTTCAAAGAAGATTATGAAGTAGGATTATCCTTTGAGCAGAATTTGGAAGAGTTTTTCAATAAAAACAATGTAAGGGATAGTGTTAAACAAATAATTTATGAAAGTATAGAATAATGAAAATGTTGATTTCTTATGTAGAAAGAAAAATAACAAGAATATATCCTGAAAGTATGACTACTTCTTTAGTGAGATTACATTTAGCTAAACTACATCTTAGACGAGAAATTGACAAAACATTATTAGTTAAATTTATCAAAAAAATCTTAGACAAAACAATAAAATGACAGAAACAGACTTACTTAAACTTAAAAAGCAGATTGAAGAGGCAAAGGCCACAACATCTGAACTCAAAGGTCATCAAAGTGCTTTAATGAAACAACTGAAAGATGACTGGAAATGTAATACTATTGAAGAGGCTGAAAAGCTGATGGCTAAATATGATAAGGAGATTAAAACTCTTACTGCCAATATTGAAAAAGGAATGAAGGAATTGGAGGGAAAATATAATCAATGAAAACAATCTGGAAATACAAATTTAATATAAGTGATAACATACTTATTGAAATGCCTAAAGGTGCAGAAATATTGACAGTCCAAACACAAGACGGAGAACCATGTATTTGGGCATTGGTTGACACTGAACAAAAGACAATAGTGGATAGACACTTCGAGTTATATGGCACTGGGCATCCATTCACAGAAACTGAGAAGAAGTATATTGGATCATTTCAGTTACTTGAAGGCCAATTAGTATTTCATTTATTTGAAAGGTTATTGTAATGTAAAATGCACTTACAAACCCTCACATTATTTTGGGATAATCAACAGGTGGCTATCTGCCGTGATATACATTTGGAGATAGAATATCCTCCACCTATTGATTATAGCATAGATGGTCACTTTGACATGGCAGTACGGTCACCATCTACATATAGAATACGTGCAGAGGGTATTGAATGGTATGGTAACATTGGTGATATTATGACTTCTGCTATTGCTCTTATTGCAAGAATAGAAACAGATGGTTAGTGGTATATCAGGTGATGGACCAATTAGTTATTCAGCTACTCTTAGAGGTAGTGGTAATTTGAATATAACGGATAGAGTAGCTGATAGAGTAGCATTGGATTCATGGCATGTACCTAATCACGAGGACTTAATGATAATAATGGATGACCCAAGACGAGACAATAATATAGGTGGATTTAAAATAATAAAAGATGACAATACAGTTACTACGCCAGCAACTCGAAAGAAGCAAAGGACAAAAACAAAGACAGAAAGAACAACAGGGTTTAGAATAATTAAAACAAAAGAATGATCGTATATATCATACATAATAAAATTAATGGTAAAAATTATATAGGTAAAACTAAATATCCTATTAATCGTAGATTTAAAGAACATTGTTTATGGGCATCCAGAGGAGATAAAGCATATATTCATAGTGCTATTAGAAGATATGGAATAAATAATTTTGTCATAGAAACATTAGATTGGGCAGATAATAATAATGATCTAAATGAATTAGAAAAACGTTATATAAATCAATATAGAAGTCATTCGAGTCAATCAGGTTATAATATGACATGGGGAGGAGATGGTGGACCGATACGATTAGGAATGAAATCTTCTGAAGAAACAAAAAATAAAAGAAAAATTATATTTAGTAATCCTGATATTAGAAAAAGAATGAGTGAGGCAAGAATAGGACATTCAGTAAATCAAGAAACAAAAAATAAAATATCTAAAAGACTATTA